GAATTATTAAACAAAAATACTCTTGTTTTTGCTATTTCAATATATTTAGCGTCAGTTGGTGGCGGGTCATTTTCTCCACTGTTTGTTATAAGTGTTTCATTGGAACGTATTTGATCATCAGTATAAATATCGGTATACGTTGCTGTCCCATTAGTTACCGCCCCGACATAATAATAAGTTGTGTCATTAGTTAATGTTCTATAAATACGTACATGCGTAACCTGTTCATCTGTTGAAGTTGGGATTAGTGTGAGCTCAATATTCTTATCGGTTACCGTTATAGTTTGATTAAGTGCTGTTCCAAAAGCTCCGCTTGCATTTGATTCTGTTAATTCTCCAGGCGTATTATTATAATAAGTCAATTTATAAAGATACGTACCGCTGATGCTGCCAGCTTCAGAACTTTCTGCTGCATCAGCGCCATCCTCTGGAGCCACGATGCCAATTTCTTTGACATGATTGGAACTACCACCTAACCATTTCAAAGGTTTATTAGCTCCATTAGTCATTAATAAAAGATTATCAAACACCTTGAATTGAAATCTTTTGTTAGTAGTTAAAGTAACATCGCAAGTCAAAGCATTAAACGTTCCGCTGTTGTCATAATAGATTCCAGTTCCCGATGTTGCCACGAAGTACTTATTGGTGCCATCGCTTTTATAAAAACGGTAAAGACTATTAATAGGATTAACTAATACGGACTCATTGTATTTTTTGTAGCCATTGCGAACTTTTAAAACGCCTGTTTCTGTAAAAATGAAATTAATTAGCCCAACTGCTTCGCTATCAGAAATATCGTAAACAGATGCTTTTTTATTCAATCCGCCAGCTAAGTTCTTAATAGTGAATATTTGTTCAGCAGATTGTTTATATGTTTGAATGTTTTTCATTCTGGCAATGGTCGTTGTGGATAGTGAATAGTTCGTTTGTTATACTCGTCAAATAAGCCTTCGCCCATTATCCTATCAAGGTCATTTTTGAATATGGCTGCTCTGGCATATTCTTCTGTATCTTCAAAATATTTTGACAATCCAAAAATAGTAATTGCTTCATGGTATTCTTCATCTATTTCAGAATAAGGTTCAGAATAAAGAGAATTCGCCATAATAGTTGCATCGGTATTTGAATCTGTATAAGTTGTGGTAGTATTGGTTATCACTCCGACATAATAATAAAGCGATCCGCCGCCTTCTGTGCGATAGATTCTTTTATAATCAATATTAGAATCACTACTTATTGGTAAGCTGCTTAATGCTCCCAAGCCTGCTAAAACAGTAGGTGTAATGCTTCCTATCAAATAGCTTAACGATTCTTTTTCCAAAGATGAAGAATAAAAAGTAAGTTTGTAGGTATATTTAGAACTTACATCCAAAGCAACGCCAGTTTGAGTAGTTATCGTGCCTTGTGCGGGTCTATTTATAAATTTAGACGGATAAGCAAAGCCAAATATTTCAATATCTCGCCAGGTAAAAGTAGTCCCGTCTGAATGAGTCGTTGCTACCGTTCCTTCGGCTCCACGAGTACAACCGCTCAAAGTGCTGGTAGATGTTCCTGAATTAGTCTTATTAGTCCACCATATTACTTCGCTATCTACAATTCCGCAACCTCTATCTGGTAAAGTTGCATTATAAGCCAACACAATTGAAATCGCCGTAGCGCTTGAAATTGCCCCGCTCAATGTTGTACTTTCTGCCGCAGCATCTGGACGATAATAAAGCCCAAGTTTATTGCCATCTCGCCAATAATTATCTACCATTCCTGTATTATCTCTTGACTGCTCATCTATCTGTTCCATGAGTTCTTTAGTTACAGACTTTACTGTATCACTTTCAACTCTAACATTAGTAACTCGTCTGATTCTGCTTGGTATTGTATATTCTTCTTGATAGGCGACAGTAGAGAGACTTCTTTTGATAGAAACTTGACAATTTAATTTCCTGGCAATGTTATCTTGGGCTTTATTCAAATAACGAATAATAATAGTTTCACTAAAGTTATCATCACCCACCGCTGTTCTGAAATCGTCAATATGATCTTGTAGAGTTAATTTCATATTCTGCCTTTAAAAGAAAAACAATCAATTTTTTCATAAATTTACCTTTCTAAATAAATGGGGGCTTTAATAACCCCCTGTTAATTATGGTGCAATTTGCAAAAATACTGGGATACATTTAGAAGCAGCGCCAGCATAGATAGTTTTACCTATAAACTGTTGTGCTTTAGCAGCATCATCAGCCTCGACGCTTCCCGCTACAGCATTACTGGCTAATACATCGGCGGCTACGGTAAGAGCAGCAGCACTATCACTCCACACTCCGCAAACTCCCCATGTTTGTAACCAACAGTAATAAGCTGCTGTTACGGCGATAAGAGGAACCCCGGTTACAATGCCAGTCATAGTCGCTGCACCAACGACAACACTGTCGTATGGATGCTTACATACTGAGACTGTGCAACTTGTACTAACAGCGACTACAAACGTATCGTAAATAGTAATTGTGCTATTCCCATTTGCGGAACAAGCTGTATTGCTTTTAATACGATAAGTTTGTCCAGTTCCGGTAGTACCCGAAGCACCATACACGGTCAAGTAACCCCCTTGCCATAAATTTACTGTTATAGTATCTGTGGTAGTTGTAACAACAATGGTATCGCTGCCTGCCGCACCAGCCGTAACTACGGTCAAATTAACTTGAGCAGTAGTGTTTCCACCAACAGCCGGTGATTGACACAAATAGCCCGCGGCTAATGCAGTTCCGCCATTTTTTGCATAACGAAAAACTCTACCATCAGACATTTCCAGCCTTGCACCTAATACCATTTTTTGAGTAGAGTTTGCCTCATATATTCCCTGTGTTGACGTAGCATGAGGCTGTACATTAAATTCAGTGTAATTAGACATTTTGAAACCTCCATATAGTTATGAGCAACCTTTAAAGATTCATTGGCTTGAATCTCGAAGTTTAGTCAACAGCCGATGCTACCTGGATTTTTCCATGATAGCGACTGTTATTGGTTGTGAATTGCAATTCACACGTAATCTGTGCCATACGTGTTTGTTGATTAGCTGGTTTCTGCCATTCGCCCATTGTAAAGTTGTCCGTAGAACGGATTCTTAACAAAAAATAGTTGGTATTAATGAAAAACATATATGAGCCAGGACAATATTCATCATAGATAACAGGACGGCCTTTGAAGTTCAGCACCTCAAAACCCAAGTCAGCCGCATATTTAACAGATGCAGTCAATGGAAAATCCTGTTTTCCTTCGCTCACTTGTTCATACAAGTCGTAAAGACCATCACTAACAACAACTAAATCTGGCATTTCACCACCATGAATACATTTAATCCATGCTTTTCTCATTACTTTTGGTAAATAATAATCAGAAGTTGGATCGGCTAAATTACCGGCTGTTAGGTTCGTTGTTGAATAATTGCTATTAATATCAACTGCTACGTTGGCATCCCACCAAGTATAAATGCTTGAATCTATTCCGCCCAATGTTCTATCATAACCAATTATATGGCGTAATCCATGAGCCGTAGTCGTATCTGTGCCATCGCTAAAAAGCGCAGTAGATACTTGGTCAATGATAGATTTCTCGGCAATAGTAGATTCTGTTTGAATCAAATTAAGAACAGCTTCATCGCCAGTAACTTTATTTTCTTGCTGTTTGGAAATAGTCATATTTGCATAGACATCTTTCCATTCAAATTCAGCAGCAGTTCGGGTTTCTTTTGGACTCACATCGAGCAAATCCCATTCAGAATACCAACCTGCACGTCCCTTGGCATATAAAAGTGGTTCAATAATTTTTGTGCCACCCGTTAAAACATCAGGACGGGCACGCATTTTCTTAAGCAGCAAACTTGAATTGAAGATATTATCAGCCATCTTGGGAATATACTTCGCTTGACAAATTGCTGTTATATTATCATAATTTAAAGCCATAGTTAAACTCCTTTATCATTTTGTTAATGATATTCCTTTTTCTTTTAATTCATTTAAAAGTTGTTTATTAAAATCCCATTTATCTTTTGGTTCTTTCTGTTGAAATTCAGAAAGAGCCGTTTTAGATGGTTGCGGTAAAGACGCATCCAATCTCATTTTTTGTTTTCTTTGTACTTCTTCAATAAGTTTCTTCCGTTCTTCTTTCCGAATCGTTTCAATCATCTCTGGTGGAATTAGTGATTTTAGATTCTCTGGGCTACTTAATAATTGCTTATACTTATCGCTTAGATAAGCATCCTCGAGTTTATCGCGTCCCTTAATAACTGATTGTACAACTTGATCGCCGTTATAATCGGCATATTTAGATTTCAAGCGATTATGTTCGACCTGTAATTGTTGTTCAAATTTAGAACGCTCCAAATCTTCCTGCCATTGATTTACTCGTTGCTCCATTGTGCTAACTTTTTGGATAATTGTTCGAGTGGCTGGGTCTAAATCATTTAAATCTTCTTCAGACAAGCCTTGCTCATTAGGAGTTCGAGTTTGTTGTTGATTGATAGGATAATTTCTTAATCCTTGTTCTTGTTGAAGTAGTCTTTGTTCTGTTTCTTCGAGTCTCCTTCTTTCTTCGGCTAACTCTTGTGCTTTTTGAGTGTTGGATTTCTGCCAATTAGATTTATTAGTATAGGCTTCGATCACTTCTCTATAAGGCACTTCTGCGTCGCCGATTTGGATTGTTTCTTCTTTTTCGTTTGATAATTCTGATGTTGGAGTTTCCTCAAATAAACTCGCATCTAAACCTTCAGAAGTCTCTGTTGGTGTTAATACACTCTCATCTTCCATTTTAAATCTCCATAACAATATTGTAATTGTTGAAAACAAAAAAAGCCCAATAGTGCTTAAAAGCGAAAAGCACTATTGGGCTTCTATAAGTTAATTTAATACTTTATGACTGACCCTATTTATTTGGGTGGTTTTTTATACTCTTTTTCTTCGACTCCGCAAATACCTCCATTTTTGTAAATTAAACAAATATCGCCGAACTTTTGTTCCTCATACCATTTACTCATTATTTCAATTACCCAATTAAATGCTTCTGGTAACTGGTATTTTATCTTATCCTCATTGTAGTTATATCGCATTAATCGGGGTTCCTCATCCAATCTAAATCTCGCTTTTGTTCTTCTCGCCAAGGGGTTGTGTTTATTCTGGGGATAGACATTATTTTTATGCAGCTTTGGTTGCATTCTGGGCAATTAGAACTGTCTCCACTGCCTATTTCATGAAATTCTTCAAATTTAAAATTACATTCTTTACAAAAATATTCGTAAATTGCCATTTAATATAAAAACCCTTCTTCAATACTTGTTATCGCTGCTAAATTAATATAAACATCTTTTAACTGTTCCATAGTTTTGCAATCCAATACCGAGAATTTAATTATTTTGCCTGGCAAAACAGCATTTAGATTTTGAAATAAAGTTAGTACTTTTGTTTTCTCTACAACATAACTTTGATTGGGAATATTAATAGTCATATATTTTGCTTGGTCAAGCGAATTTAAATATTCATGTATATTCATCTGGACAATTCCAAAATATGTTCAACTATAAAATTTAACCAGTTACAGAATTTCGGTTGAAATACCACATAATAAATAATTCTTTCGATTAATAACAGAGTAATTGCAATTTTAATAAATTTATCTTTCATACTAACCTCTATTTTTTACCAACTTCTGATGGTTTAATTGTACCATGTTCTAGCCCATTTAAAAGACGCAGTGCTCCTTTAGCATTAGCTACTGATTCGCATTTTTGTTTTACAGACCACTTCCCGCCTTTTAAATGATAGATGACTTTTCCAATACGTTTGTAAGGCATATTACACCTTTGTATTCAAAAATTCTTTGGCTTCATCATTACTTACGCTAAGAATTTCTTTTACATAAGCTATTACCGCCAATGGCGAAACTCCATAGCGAGTTCTGCGTATTCCAAAAGCCTTAAAGAATTCAGTAAATTTCTTTACATTAATAAAATAGCTTTTGCCATTAACAATTATTTCATTGTCTTTACGTTTTATTCTTTCTACTTTTGGTTCAGACTGTTCTTGAACTTGTCTCTGGTTGAGCACTGGGATTTGTTGTACTTTCTGTTTTAATTTGGGCATTTTGGTCTCCTTCATAGTAGGCAATGCGTTCTTGCATAGCTTGGATAATTCCTTTTAATTGTTCATTTTCTGATAATCTCTTTATTAAATCGTCTTTTTTGGGATCATCAATATATTCTAAAACTGCCTCATTATCATAAATCCCATATTGTTTCAATTGAATTGCATTGTTTAATTTTTCTTGTCTGGAAGTCGGTAGCGTTGAACCAGCTTCTATTCTAATATCGTATTCTCCTGATAAATTCAATTCATCAGCATTCAAATAAACAGGTACCCCCTTTTCACCTGTTATTAGATAAGTCTTTTTTGGGTCTTCGTATCTTAACATACGAATTAGTATTCTAATTAAATCTTTCAAGAACCATTCATAATGTCTGGTGGCTTTCCTGATACGAGGTCCTAGCGATTCTTTAAGATTTGCAACAGTTATACCAGAAGGTGAACCTTTAGGATAGATTCCTTGCATTACCTCGTGCCAGCCTGCTATTTTCTCTATTTTTGCTTCTGAATCTTGTAAATCTAATAATACGTGGTTCGGTAATTGTTTAAGTTCTTCTTGCCATACAGCACCTGGCATTTTTACGCCAATCTGTTCGCCTAATTTACCTGTAACCTTAGTAGGATCGTAACCGCTGCCTATAATATGGAATTCTCTTGGATTTGCCATTCTATCGGCACTATCAGATATTTGTCTTTTTCTTCTGGTAAGAGAATCTTGTAATGACTGGATATATTGCTGTAAAGTTACTCCCCAAAATTGTGTTGGGTCAATTATAAAATCCATTTTTGCGTATGGCAAACCAAACGGTGCAAGACGTTCATCTAATAATACTTCGTTAGCAATGGTAACTATTTTTCCATAAGGATATTTTAATCTTTTGGTTTCCTGTGGATAACTATTATGCTCCTCGATATGTTGTAATACTAATTGGTAAATATTTGATGGAACCAACGGCTCTTCTTCAATATCTTTTGCAAAATTTATATGTTGAGCAATGTGTTCTGGATGATTTTCTTGTGGTGATACTTCCGGGACTTCTTTAAATTGAGCTTGTTCTGTTAAATTCCTGAACTTTTCATGTTCTTTTATAGCTTCATCTATCTCATAGGGTATTTTTTCCATAGTATCGTCTTTCATCCATGCTTCTAATACCATTGTTCTACCATAGTCTTGCTTGTATTTTGATTCTCCTGATACAAACGGTTTCATATTTTCAGATTTACCAGAGTCTCTTGCCCAGGGGCTGATTACTTCTTCTTCATTCAATGCTAATAAAGACATTTCGTCTTGTGGTTTTACATCATTAACTCGTTTACCATAAATTCTTTTTAAATCATTTATAGCTTTTATACTCATGTAGATAAAAAATTCACAAGTATTTAATGTTTTAGCAGATGGATCGGGAAAACAACAAAAAGAATTACAAGCCTCAGCATAAAAATCGGTGGTTATTGGATCAATACCTATTTTTGCTAATCCACTACCACTTATATTCATTGCCCACCAGATAACTTCCTCGCTTACTCTAAAAATCTTTAATTTGTCCCAGTAATAATCAGAAACAACTTGCTGTAAAGTATCGGCAGTCTGTAAATCGCCTTTTTCTTGTGGATAAAATTTCATTTTGGCTTGATTATCAGTCAATAATGACATCATCCCATCAGAAATTTCAAATATAATGGGAACTCGAACGTTATCTGTATATTGGGGACGTTTAATTCTTTCTTCTGCTTTCCAATATTTATAACGAGTAAACCATTTCCGTCTCAATTGGCTTATCCCTGCTTTGGAATATTCAAATTGATTACTGACTAAATCTACTAAATCTTTTTCTTTCATACACTAAACAAATTAATATTAGATAATTCTTCTTTCCATTGCCGTTCGTAATCCATATCTTTCGGCTCAGGAGTTTCTTGGTTTAAATATTCTGAAACTTTATTAATTGTTTTCGATAATTGTTCTAT